AGTGAAGTCGGCACGCCGCCACCTCGGAGGGCGGAGGATAGGCAAGAACAAGAATTACGGCGTAGCTACGGGCACCCTCAAGCGTTCGCTTTCATACCGCGTCCGGGTACGTGGGAACGATATTCGAGAGGTTACATTTGGGGCGAGGGGCAAAGCCAACAAATACGCCGCGTATCTCCATTGGGGCGTAAACGGGACGGAGAAGAACCAAAAGAGTCCCTTCTTCAAGTTCAAGAAGCAGCCCCCTTCTTCCGTCTTTTTGCCGTGGATCCGTGCGAAAGGAATCAAGCTCCGCGATGAGAAAGGGAGGTTCAAGAAGCAGAGCCAGAGCAATATGAACTCACTCGCCTTTTTGATTGCCCGCAGCGTCAAACGTAAGGGAATCGTAGGACTTCGGTTCTATGAGAAAGCCTTCGTAGCTGTCTCCGGTCGCTTTTCTAAGAAATTGGGCGAAGCGGTAGCGGAAGACCTCAAGGACAAATTCAAGTTGAAACTCGGAAATATCACAGTGAAGTAATGGCATCTATCGACGACTCACCCTCAGAGCAATGGCTCCCCGCAGGGCAAAAACTTATCTTCACGCTCGTTCCGGATATAACTATTACCAGCGCGTACCGCTTCGTGGTGCAGGTAGAAGAAAACGGGACGGAGATAGCGAAACTATACCTTACGCCCAACCCTAACGAAGTAGCCTATTTCGATTTGTCGCAAGTAGTGAACGGGCGCGTAGAAGTCGATTCGTTTAAATACGGCACCACCTCGACCATCCACTCTTTCAACAACAAGGTCTTTACCAAGTCGAACGAAGGGATTAAAAAATACGTGGTGAAGGTGGGGCACTTCGACGGAAGCAGCGAAACCCTCGCGGAGGATGTTTCACAGAACTACTACCTCCTCGACGGATACGTACAAATTTCTGCGGGGTACGATCCGCTTTTCGAAGACTACTACGGCGAGTTGGCTACGAGCAAATTCTGGTTAACCGACCGGGAGCCCGTAAACAACGTAATCGAAGTGACGGCAGGCATAGAGGATACCGGAGTCTTTGCTTTCATCAATACCGACGACACGGGCTCGCAAGTAGAACAAATCATACTTACCGCATACGACAGCGACGGCGTAGAAGACGGAACAGCAAACTACACTCTCGGAACGCCTTCGGGAGCGCAATCGCCCGGAGCAGCTGCGGCGACGTATTGGTATGGGACGCTTATTTACGCGTACCTCTACCCCGCTTCATATACGCCGCTCACTACCATTTTGAACAACGTAACGGGCGGGTGGGCTTATTACGAATTGAAGCCGGCCACGGCCATCGGTGACCAGCGCGGCAATATCATCCGCGTATACAACAAATGCAGGTACACCAAAAACGAAGCCGTACAATTAGCTTGGGCAAATACCGTTGGAGGATGGGACTACCTACGCTTTAACGGCAAGAAGCAAAAGACCGTTACAAGGGAAGAGAAGACGTATCGAAAGATTGTGGGCGATTATAACGCCGCTTTCTTTGCGTTCGCTCCTTCTGCGAGAGAAATAAAGCCGTATCAACTCGAGGCAAAGGAACGCTACCAGCTAAACGGCATCCTCACTATCGAGGAACTTACCCTTATGCAATACTGCATGAGGAGCAAGAACGTCATGGCACGTATCGACGGGTTGTGGGTGCCGGTAACCATTTCCACTAACTCGATGCAAATCGAAGAAGAAACCGTCTCGAAGGTCTTCGTTACTTCGTTCGAAGTTGAACTCGCACAAGTCATCCGATGTTAAGATTAACGATTGACGGAAACGAAATTGAACTCTACGAGAACGAGCCCGTAAACCTCTCGTATCAGTTCAGCAACTTGCAAGAGATTAACGCGAGTAGCTCGAACTTCTCGCAGACCTTCCGCGTACCACTCACGAAGAAGAACCAAGACTATTTCGGAGCGGTCAACGAGTTCGGACTCATTCCGAATTGGGATCCGAAGACGAAGGTAGACGCGGAGCTTTCGTACAATACCATTCCCGTAATGCGGGGCTTCGTACAGGTCAAAGCTATCTACGTTCAGAAGGGCAAGTACGCAGACGTGGAGCTCGTGTTCTTTGGAGAGACGGCGAACCTCTCTCGGGATATCGGGGATGCGATGCTTTCCGACCTCGACCTCTCCGCGTATGACCACACACTCAACGCTACGAATATCGAGGCTAGTTGGACGGGTAGCCTTTCGAGCGGTGCGATACGTTACGGCCTTCCGGATAAAGGACAGAATTGGTTTGCGAATCAGGTCGACAATATCTGGAGTGCAAGCAACCCTTTAGAGCACGGTGATTTTACGCCGTATTTCCGCGCTTCCAAGTTGCTCGAAGAGGTTCTCGATTCCGCAGGGTATACGATGGATTCGAACTTCTTCACGAGGGAAACGGATTTGTATTTGCTTCTAAACAACGGGCAACGCTCGGTAATTGGTACGGATAGCCCCGAACAAGAAACGATGCTCGTCGGTTTGGCTACGGATTTGACCGGACTCACCGCACATAACCCCGGAGCGGCTATAACGGCATGGAGCGAAACAACACCCTTCTATGATACGGGAAGCAACTTCTCCGGAGGCTCTACGTTTACGGCTCCTTTCCGCGCTTTCTACACCTTCCGAATTAACCTGTACGGGCGAACCAACGACACAACTCACGCCTTCGATTTGTGGTTAGAGAAGACAAGCGTCTTCCCGACTGAAACCGTTTGGGAGATTTTAGACAATTACCCCGGAGCGGTATTCAATGACCAAGTACACAACTTCACGAGCCCTCCGATACTTCTCAACGCTGGAGATGCGGTAAAAATTTACTACGAGATGTCGAGCAGCAGCGACGTTTTGAACTTCGACGGAGACAACACTATTAGCCCTCGATCTACGTGGTGGCAGGTTCTCAATATTACCGACCCTACTTCAGGTCAGACGGTAGACGTGGCCGCCAATATGCCGGAGATAAAGCAAATCGATTTCGTATCTGGTTTGCAGAAGATGTTCAACCTCGTATTCATCCCGGATAGAAACAACCCGAAGAAGCTCTATATAGAGCCGTTTAACGATTATATCGCCTCGGGTACGGCAAAGGATTGGACGAACAAAATAGACCTCTCCAAAGACCTCACAATACAGCCGACGACCGATTTACAGTCGAGGACTTACGAATGGACGCACTCGAACGGAAAAGACCTTGTTAACGACTTGGTTTTTAAAAACGCGTCCAGGGTGTATGGTCGATACCGCGTGGACGATCCGGAGAACGATTTTGCCTCAGGCACGAAGGAAATTAAAAGCCCGTTCGCTCCGCACGTCGCCTCGTATATTCCCGGCACAAATTACGCGGTTCACCGACTGCTCGTAGATACCGAACAAGCCGATAAGCGAATAAAAGACCCGCTCCCGCGTTTGGCTTTTTGGAATGGAACGCCATCCGGGGAAATAAACTATTACGAAGACGACAATACCACGATAGTCACGGATACGGATTATCCCGCCTTCTCGCAGTATAGCGCGTTGAATGCTACGGTAACGAGCGAGGATTTAGGGTATGGGCCGGAACAACCGTTCCACATCATACAGGCGAACCCGTTAAATACGCTTTATTTCAAGTATTGGAGTCCCTTCGTGAATCAGTTGTACAGCTCCGACGCTCGCAAGCTAACCGCGTTCTTCCGGTTGACACGTTCGGAAATTGCTACGTTCGAGTTCTCGGATAAGATTTACCTCAAGGATACGTACTGGCGGATCCTATCTATCTCTTACGACGCTACTTCGGATGATCTCGTTAAAGTGGAACTCCTCAAGGTGCTTTCGGATATTCGCGATTGTACATGGCTTCCGATTGGAATCAATAAGGCCACGGGAGAAATACAATTCGAAAACGCCAGCGGGTTACAAACCTACACGCTGTCGGCGCTCTACAGTTCTTGCTGTACGAAATACGGCTACGTTCACGATGCGACCGCGCAGCGGTGTTACCAACCATTCGAACAATGAGGAATTTAGATAACCACCGTTATATAGGTGAGGCCATCCAGTTACTACAGGCCAAAGGGGAACGGGTTCGAGTCCCGCTTTGGTTCAAGGTCTTGGATTGGTTCCTCGCTCTCGTTTACGTTTCTGCAGTTGCATTCGTTCTATACTCCCTCGGTAAATGGCTACTCAACAAGATTACGTTTTAAAGTTTAGCGCGGATACGGGCAACGTAAACTCTGCGATTAAGGACGTTCAAACGGGCGTAGAGGACACGAGCGGAGCGGTATCGGGACTGACGAACCAACTCGACAAGATGACGGGCGGAGCTATCTCCGGCTTCCGAAACTTTACGGGCGGGATTAAGAACGGCGTAAAGGGGTTGAAATCGTTTAAGGTGGCTTTGGCCGCTACGGGTATTGGGCTCCTTCTCGTGGCCATCGGTTCCCTTGTTTCTTACTTCACTTCCACGAAGCGAGGAGCGGAACAACTCAAGGTAGCAACGGCTGCCCTCGGTGCTGCATTCGACGTTTTAAGAGACCGCGTTTCAAAGATTGGGGGCGCGTTGGTGAAGTTCTTTACCGGCGATTTCTCCGGGGCTTTGGAAGAAGTAAAGGGCGCATTTACCGGAATCACGGACGAGATAGTACGAGAGACGAAGGCGGCGGCGGATTTGCAGAAGGCCATGAACGCGCTTAAGGACGAAGAGCGGGAGTTTACGAAGGCACGAGCGGCCACCAATTTAGAGATATCTAAAGCGCGTCTTTTGGCCGAAGACGATACTTTGACCGTAGAGGAACGAATCGACGCGTTACAACGCGCTGTAGAGCTCGAACAACAGACCGTAGACGAACAACTCCGACTCGCTGAAGAGCGGGCACGTATCGCACGGGAACAAGTTGCCCTCGGAGAGAGCCTCGAAGAAGACCTTGACCGCGTAGCCCAAGCAGAGGCGGAGGTACTGGATCTACAATCCGCTTCGCTCCGTACTCAAAAGCGACTGCAAACGGAACTGAATTCGTTACGTGCGGAAGGTATCGCAAAGGCGAAGGAGGCGATGCAAGCGGAAATAGACCTTATGAAGGCGACCGCAGAGGCAAATACGAAGCGAAGGGAAGAAGATACCAAGACGCTGCAAGTAACCACGGATAACGCAGACAAGACGCTTCAAGTAAGCACAACCAATCTCGCTCAACAGGTACTTGGGACGGAGACAGCGGAAGAGACGAAGCGCCGCTTATCGCGTGAGACGCTTGAGGACTTTTTGAACAACGCGGAGTTGATAGGTAACCAAAGCCTCGAATTTGCTTCGCTCACCTTGCAGGCGGTAGGGGCTTTGTCCGAGGCGTTTACGAAGGACGAAGACAAGCGCGCAGAACGTAGCTTCAAGATTGGTAAGAAGCTCGCCACGGTGCAAACCATCATCAACACCGCAGAAGCGGTAACGTCTGCACTCGCCAAAGACGGCACCTTCCCCGGTTCTCGATTCATTGCGGCAGCGGCGGCAGGTGCTGCGGGTATCGCTCAACTCGCTACTATCAAGCGACAGGAATTCGAAGGGGGATCCGCGGCA